TTGGCTGGAGAGGCCGATGCCCGTCACGTGAGTGGAGGCGCGCCATGACCGAGCCGCGCCCGCCGACGCCGCGCGAAATGATCGACGCGCTCGACCGCTATATCGCGCGATGCGAGGCCGCGCCGGGGTTTGTGACGGCGCGCGTAGCGCTGTTGCTCGGCAAGGATGATGTCGCACTCCTGCGCGCCATCCGCGAGGCCCTGGACCGGGCGGCGGGGGGGCGGCGATGACCGGCGAAGTCGTCCCCTTTTCCGCGCCACGCGGCGCGCCCGCGCCTGAGCCGCGCGCGCTGCCTGCCTGCGTCGAGGCGGAACAGCAGCTCATTGGCGCCATTCTCCTGACCCCGGACGCGCTGCGCACCGTTGCCAACATCATCGCGCCGGAGCACTTCACGGAAGACATTCACCGGCGCATCTGGACGATTGCTTGCGGGCTTGTCGCCGATGGCAAGGAGCCGAGCCTGCCGCTGATTCGTTCGTTCGCGGGCGATCACGCGCTCGGCGATGGCGGCATGACGATGCGCGGCTATCTCGCGCGTCTCTACGCCGAGGCTCCGCCACCTTCGGCCGCGAAGGGCTTTGCCGAGGTCGTGCGCGATCTCGCGCATCGACGGGCCATCATCGAAGCGGCGCAGGCGGCGCTGGACGAAGCCTATGACACGCCGGTTGGCGTCGCGCCCGCGCCCATCGCGGAGCGCTTCATTGAAACCGCCCGCGCCGTGCTCGACGCGGACGATCGCTCGAAATCGGGCGCTGCGGCGGATCGCGCGCGCATCATCGCCGAAGAAATCCACGCGGCGCAGGCGGGGCAGTTGACGTTCGAGACCTTCTCGACGGGCTATGACGCGCTCAATTCTGTCATGCGCTGGCGGGCGGGGGATATCATCGTCACCGCCGGGCGTCCGGGCATGGGCAAGTCCATTCTCGCGACCTCCATGGGCCGGCGCATCGCGCAGTCCGGCGTCGGCGTGCTGGAATTCCCGTTGGAGAACGGCGCGGATGAAGCAACGGCGCGGCACATCGCGGAACTCGCCTACCGGCCGCGCGACCCGATTCCCTTCTCGGCGATCATGACGCGCGAGGTCGTCGACGAGGGCGATCGGTTCCTCGTCGACAACGCGGTCAAGCGCCTCGACAGCCTGCCGCTCTACATCGACGACAGCGAGCGCATCACCCTCGCGCGGCTCGAAGCGCGCATCCGGCAAGTGAAGGCGAAGATGAAGGCGAAGGGCGTCAAGCTCGGCGTCGTCATGCTCGACCACCTCGATTACATCCAGGCTGGGGATCGCTACGCCGGCAACCGCGTGCAGGAGATCTCCGAAATCATGCTCGGGCTCAAGGCGCTGGCGCGGCGAGAGGGCGTCGCCATCAACGTCTATTCGCAACTGTCGCGCGCGGTTGAGCAGCGCCCGCTTAAGGACCGGCGCCCGAACCTTTCGGACCTGCGCAATTCCGGCGATATCGAACAGGTCGCGGATCAGGTGATGTTCCTTTATCGGGAGCAATACTACTTGCAGCGCGAGGCGGATTTTCTGGCGGGCAAGGCCGAGGCTGTGCAAGCCGAGATCGATTCCCAAAACAAGGTCGAGATCATCGTCGCCAAGGCGCGACGCGGCCCGACGCGCACCGCGCATATGTTCTGCGATCCGGCGGCCTCGCTGATTTCCGGGAGAATGAGATGAGCACAGAACTACCGCCGCCGCTCGTGCCGGCGGAAACCGACCTTCGCGACTTCCAGTTCATGCCGATCGATATCGTGAGGCTGTTCAACTCAGGCTTCCACGCGGTCGCCAGCGACGCGGAATGGCGGGCGGGCGTCACGCTCTGGCTCAAGAGCTACCATCAGACGCCGGCCGGAAGCCTCCCCGATCTGGACGTTGAGCTATGCCGGCTCGCCGAACTCGGCCGCGATCTCAAGACGTGGAATAAGGTCAAGGCCGTCGCCATGCGCGGCTGGGTCAAATGTGCGGACGGCCGGCTGTATCACGCGACGGTCGCCGAGAAGGTCGTGGAAGCGTGGGGCAAAAAACAAGCGAAGCGCAGACTGTCGAGGGCCGGCAATGAAAAGCGATGGGGGAATGGCGTTCATTCACGGCCTCAACCTGAGCCGCGCGGAGAGGATCAGGGAGGCGAACGCGATCACGCTAACGATCCTGCGGCGATCCCACCGGGACAGCCCACGGGAGTCCCGTCAAGCATCCCGGCGGGACCGACTACGGGAGTCCCAGAACGATCCCGTAGCTATCGCAAGGGACAGGGACAGGGACAGGGAGAGATAATTTCTGATCATCCTCATCCTACGATCTCCGATGTGGTTCAGGCGAAAACTGACGATGACGAAAAGTCGGATAAGCCCGAAAAATGGACCCGTCAGCGGCTCGACGAGCTCGAATTCAGGCTGCGCGAAGCCGCCGGTCTGATCAATGATCCATCGCCGGGATTGGTAAATATTTCAAGCATTTGCGGTCGAATTGACGGCGGGGTATCGCTTGAGCGAACCATCCTGCCCGCTATCAGAAAGGTCGCGGCCAAAGCGAAGGAAAAGGGCTGGAAAATAAGGTTTTGGGCGTATTTCCATGACGAGATCGACGCGGTCGGAAAAAGCTACAGCGATGGCAAAACCGCCGCTGCCGCAACGCTTCCTGACCCGCCGGGCGTGCGGCGCGTCGACCTCGGCGGGGGCTTCTCGATCGCCCTCGACGCCGATGCGAAGCGGGTCGTTTCGATGTGGATGGCCTCCGGTTGGCGCGCCCCGTCGCCGCCGCCCGGCCAGCCCGGATGCCTGATCCCCGACGAATTCCTGCCGGACGAGTACCGGCGCGAGGTCGCGGCATGAGGCGCGCCAAGCTCGTCCGGCGGGGCGTGGCGCCCTTCGCCGTGGAGCGGCGCTGCCTGGGTAGCCGGCGAGAGACTCCGCCGCCAGCGAGGCTGCTAGAGGCTTGCGCGGCGGCGCCAGTTTCGGCCCGCCCGCTCGCCGACGAAATCGAAACGAAGTTGCTCAAGCGTCCCCTGCGTTTTCCCTCGGACTGGTGGAGCGCCGCATGATGGCCGCTGAACGCATCCCCAATCGCCCGGTCGGGCGCTACATCGACGTGACGCGCGCGACCGTGCCGGGCGATCTCCCGCGCGCCGGAAAGCGGGCGCCGGGCGTCGAGGTCGTGCATGCGAGCGCGCCCGAGCCGGATGCGTTCCTTGCCGCGCAAGGGCGCCGCCAGCGCGTCGCGGTCAATCGAAAGACCGACGTTCTGGAGTTCGAGCACGCCTGCGGTCGGATCAGCGTCGCGGCCTATGAGGCCGGGCGGGCCTATCAGGCGGTCCTCGAACGCATGGCCGGCGTAAAGATCGCCCCGGAGTTTTCGGGCGTGCGGCACTCGGCTTCGCCGGATTCGCAAATGATCGGCGCGCTCATGGCGGCCGAGGCGGTCGAGGCGTTGATGGCGGCGACGATCCCGATCACCGGCATGTGGGGCGGGGCAATCCTGCGCCTCGCGCTCGGCGAACGCATGGGATTCGCGCAGATCGCGCAGGCCATGGCGGCGAGGATCGTCTATCTCGGTTGCGGTCCGGGGCAGGTAGACCGGCACGCTATCGCGCGCGTCGCGGACAGGTTCCGGGGCGATCTCGAAGCGCTGGGGAGCGACTGGAAATGGCGGGGTTGACAGTGCGGCAGTCAACGGGCATGATTCGCGCACGTTCGAAACGCGCGCCCGGAGCCTTGTGGTTGCCGGGCTTTTTGCTGGCGTGACGCGACTTGCCCCAAAAACCATGGCCTGCCGATAAGGTCGAGCGGCGTCCCGTCTCGGCGCTTGTGCCCTACGCGCGCAACGCTCGCACGCACTCGCCCGAACAGGTCGACCAGATCGCCGCGTCCATCCGCGAGTGGGGATGGACAACGCCGGTACTCGTCGACGAGGCCGGCGGGATCATCGCTGGCCATGGGCGCGTGCTGGCGGCGAAAAAGCTTGGGATTGGCGAAGTCCCGGTGATGGTTGCGGCGGGATGGAGCGAGGCGCAAAAGCGCGCTTACGTGATCGCCGATAACAAGCTCGCTCTCAATGCGGGCTGGGATAACGATCTGCTCAAGGTCGAGATCGGCGATCTACAGTCACTCAATTTCGACCTCGGACTCACGGGCTTCTCGCTCGACGAGATCGGCGTCATCACGGCGGACAAGACGGAGGGGCTGACCGATCCCGACGAAGCGCCCGAGCCGCCGGCTGATCCGGTCACCGAGCCGGGCGACGTGTGGGTTCTCGGCAATCACCGCCTGATCTGCGGCGACAGCACGAGCGCCGATGTGGTTGCGAAGCTGCTGGGGCCGGTCAAGCCGCATTTGATGGTGACGGACCCGCCGTATGGCGTGAACTATGACCCTGATTGGCGGAATCGTGCCGCCCGGGCCAACGGGAAGCCCTACGGCGCGAGCGCCGTAGGGCTCGTTTCGAATGATGAGCGCGCCGACTGGCGCGACGCCTACGTGCTGTTTCCCGGCGATGTTGCTTATGTCTGGCACCCGGCGGGTGCCAGACAGGTCGAGTTCTTCGAAAGCATCGTCGCTTCGGGATTTGAAGTGCGCATGCAGGTAATCTGGGCGAAGTCGCACTTCCCGATCGGGCGCGGCAACTACCACGTCCAGCACGAGCCGTGCTGGTATGCTGTGCGCAAGGGCGCGACCGCGCATTGGTCCGGCGATCGCAAGCAGACCACGCTCTGGCAGATCGACAAGCCGCAAAAGTCAGAAACCGGCCACAGCACGCAAAAGCCAGTCGAGTGCATGAAGCGCCCGATTGAGAACAATTCCTCGCCGGGGCAGGCGGTCTATGAGCCGTTCAGCGGCTCCGGCACCACGATCATTGCCGGCGAGATGACGGGCAGGCAAATCTACGCGATCGAACTGAACCCGGCTTACGTCGATGTGGCGGTGACGCGGTGGCAGAATTTCACGGGCGCGACGGCCACGTTGGAAGAGACCGGCGAGACGTTCGTCGAGGCGATGGCGCGGCGACGCCCGTCGCATCCGCTGACGGCTACACTTGGCTCCGCTACGTCAGGTTTGAAGACATCGAAAAGCGAGAAGCGGAAGGGTGGACGATCGCAAGCGGCCTGATGGGGCCGCACGGCGAATATTCCGTTTTGATGGAACGTCATGGCCACGAAACCATTTGAGCCGACAAAAGATCAGCGCGCCAAAGTCGAATTCATGGGCGCGATCGGCATCCCTCAAGAGCATATCGCCACCATTGTCGGGATCGCGCCGCACACGCTGACGAAGTATTTCCGCGCCGAACTCGACCTTGGGAAGTCCAAGATGCTCGCGAAGGTGGCGCAGTCGCTTTACCAGAAGGCCACCAGCGAACACCCGCAAGCCGTGACCTGCGCGATCTTTATCATGAAGACGCAAGCGGGATGGTCGGAGAAGACGGTTCAGGAGCATGTCGGCAAGGACGGCGGCCCGATCGAGTTCACGCGCATCGAGCGCGTCGTCGTCGACCCTGCGAATCCAGACGCCGCGAGCGTTCCTGCCGCTGCTCGCGCCAAGGCGGTATAAGGG